GTCTATCCATGAATCTAGTTTCTTAGATGCCAAAGGTTTCTGTCGTTTCTTGCTGATGATAGTGCTGTCTTCAGATAGGAAGTTAGGAATACCGTCACCTCTATCACCCTTCATGATATGCTCACGAAGAAATCGATGTGGATCTTGTATGCGTATCCACTTCTTTAACACTGGACTGTATTGATCAACATTTAAATACTTTTGCAGTTGACCAAAGTCTTTATCACCAGAAAGTATCAAAACCTTTTCTGTGCTTTTATTATTTAGATACACTCCAAACTTCTTTGTCAACACACCAATAATATCATCTGCTTCTGCACGTTCTATTTGAATCACTTTGTAAGGAAAATATTGTTTAAGTTCATCACGTATTTTATTCAAACATTCGAATATCTTATTCCAGTCATGAGTAGATTTAGAACGATCCTCTTTACGATGTGCCTTGTAGTATGGAAAGATATCCTTGCGCCAATAGTTCTTATCGTCGCAGGCAATGATCAACTCTCCATACTCTGCAGCAAACTTCTGCCGATACATTCTTATTGAGTTGAGAATCATGTGTCTTACCAAGTCCTCGTTTACATCTGGTTCCCGATTCAGAGATACCATCAGATTACTAATCATAACCTGATTCAAGTCTAATATGAGCATTCTTTTTCCAATAATTTATTTAATACTCTCTATTCTACTCGTTTTTATCTAAAAGGTCAAGTTTTTTCAAAAATAACTCATCCCACCTTAGATTCCAACTGTTTCTTTCAGCGTCCCACTCTACTGCAACCGATTTTTCTACGAGTTCTTGGAATGGGTGATTGATCTTGAAGTGAGATAATACCAATGATCGAAGTGCTTCAGCAACGTAGTAAAAGTTCTTAGAGAAGTTCTCATCTCGATGTTCTAATCCATACTGCTCTAACATTAATGTAACATTTGCCAACAGTGTATTCAGCAAATCATTAATCTTTTGTATTTCTAAATCAATATCATCTAACTCTTTTGCTAATCTTTTATCTTTAAGATTTACAATTTTACTCATAATAAATTTTGTTTTATCTCATCTAAAATATAATCTTTTAATTTTGATCTATCGAATACATCATGATAATAGTCCCATGAGTTTGCTTTAGGGATTTTATAATCTCTTACACCTACTAAACTTTGTGACAAAAAATCTAACTTTTTATTATAATAAAATTTTTGTAGTTTGACTTTTTTATTAGTGTGAAATCTAGTATGATTCCACTGATCACCCTCTTTCATTTTTATGGTGTCAACATTTTGCTTTACCATAAAAGTACAATCGATTGGTCTAAACCATTTTCCTATGTCAAAAACTCCAGGGATAGTTACAGTGCTGTTTATAAAATTATTATCTGAAGTGTATGGAGGTAAAGATTCAAGATTGAGGGATTCTTCTTCCGTAAAGAAAATATAAGCGAAATTGAGTGTGATTAATCTATTATTCAAATCTCTAATATAAACGTGATCGTCAAAAGTTTTTTGATCAAAACAACTTGAATTTACATATGCTCTTTCCCAATCAAAATTTAAGTCATAGTCAAATGGGAACTTCAATGCGTAAGTATTTTTTACTGAATCTACATAAGCAGGACAAACTTTAAAACCTGCTTCATTGTTGCAGTGTTTAAAATTATGTGCTATTAGATATGGATCAAACCATGATGATACGGGATACGTCCATCTTTGCCAATCTGACCATTCAGTTTCCTCTTCTTCTTTGGGTAACATCTGTGGTGCCATTGGTGCCCAATACACTGTTACAGTATCATCCCTTTCGTTTTGCACGATCTTCCTTATCCATCTCATGAGTCCACTCAGCACCTATGTCAGCGTAGTATGTATTAACATTTCTTTTAGGTGTGCCATCATCTTCATACCCATTTTTGACGCAGATATTTTTCATCAATTGATCTTCGTATTCGCCATAGAACATATTAGACCAATCACCAGTTCTGAGGTATGATTCCATATGGCGAATATATCCTTGTATTGAATAGACTTTTGCTCTTGCCTTCGGAACATTTCTTTTTTCCTCTTGCTTAGCAACTGCCAGTAACTCTCGTTGGGTTTTGATCCACTGCTTCACATTCTTCATATTAAGTGGATCTTCGTCGCCCCTATCTAATACTGATTGGTGAATAGACTTGTACTCAGGTGGATTGTTTTTCGCTCGCTCTTCCCTTGCCTTTGCTAGTCGTGCAACTGCTGCTTCCTTTTGCTCAGGACTCATTGGTTTGCGTGCACGTCTTATCTTTTTTCGTTCTGCCATAGCATCTCTCCAATATTATTGAAACTATATTATGCCTGTTATTTAATCAGAAGTCAAGTTTTGAAGTAGATTAGTCCATTCCGCTGCACGCAGATCCCAGTTATAGAAGTTGTCAGTCCAGTTCTTGGCAAATGCCAGTTTTTTCTGATTGTTTTCATCCCAGTAATCTTTAACTGATGCAAATAACTGATTGGCGAATACATTAGCGTGAGTATTTTGATCTTCACTAAACTGATACATTCTTGCCCAGTGCCCAGTAGTTTCTGGTAATGCAGCATGATTAGGACAAACGATCTCACAACCAGCACTCATTGCTTCGATTGCAGCAATACAGGATGTCTCTGGCCAAGTGTTAGGGTATCCGAAGATGTGTGCTTTCTTCAATGCGTCACGCACCACATCATTAGGTTGGAATCCATGGTAGGACATCTGAGGATGCTCTCTAATAGACTGAAACAGTTCCTCGTAAGGTTGGTCACGTTCTTTCCACCCATACGCCTCGAACGAAGAGAAGACGTCGAGATGAACCTTATCGCCTATTCTATTGGCAATCTCGTTCACTGCTGCATATAGCAGATTAAGACCTCGATGGGGTGTAGTATGATAGATGATACGCACTACATCACCCTCTGCACCCTTATCTTCTTTTGATAGGGTAATGGGGTCGATGGCGTTTCTCAACACCGTGGAGTAGTGATATGGGACTCCGAGACCCATGTTATACGTTGCCAGTTGATAGTTGGATACGAATACCAACTTAGCGAATCGTTTGATCGATTCCTGATCTTTTAGATGTTGTGACTCTGGATCATTCCAAGTGTCATGCAACCAAAGAATATTCTTTTTCTCAGGATCAGTCCAACGAACACGAGACTTTATAATGTTGAATTCTTCAAGTAGTGCATTATCGACACGATCGTGTAATGCTTTATTCATCAACTCAGTACCACCCATAGCACCAGTATAAGTGCCATCTTTGGATGGTCCAAGTTCTACTTTTTCTGTATCATCTATTATATTCAAACTCATTATCACACCACATTTGTTATTGAATCCATTCTAAACGAACGCCACGCATTCTTTTCAGTATCCCAAACTACAACAACACCAACATTTTCTTTCTTTGAAGACTCGACTGAAGGGATGACGTCCTCTTTCAACGTACATTTCATCACACGCTCAGTGCCATCTTTCTTGGTGAAAGTTACTGATACATCACCTTGTTTAAGTTTTGTTATTAGTTCCACTCTGTCCATTATATAGGTTCCTTTTCACATTCGCTTGTTTACAACTACTCCACCCGCAGTTGACGTTTATTTTATTGCCACAGATAACACACTTCTTACCAAAGATACGACTCCATCCTTCATTGTATTTGACAGCATCGTATTTTCTGATTCCATCCCCTTTACCGCCATGCCATTGTTTGCTCATTACCACGCTCCTAATGCTACTCCAAACCCATATATATTCATCAAAGAGAAGTATGCGACGAGAAACATAGGAAAGGCGAGTGATCTTCTATAGTAAGCATACGCACCAGTTACAGATCCGATAAAGAACAGAGGGTAAATGTATTCCATCTGAGGATTATCGGCAGTGGTCGCTAACATAAAACTGGCGGTAACAGTAAAAACAAAACTGATTATCTCAAAGAGAAAAGCAATTTTGTCCGAGTGATAACTCTTAAGAATGAAATTCATTATCTACCTTGCCCACGATACTTCTTAAAACTGCGTTTGTAACTCTTATTCATTGATGCAGTTTTTGGTCTTGCTCCACCGATAGAAGTGCGCTTTCCTGTTGAGTTCTTTCTCCACGCATCTTCTATATTCATTTTCATTCTTGCCATTACTTCTCCTTATCTAACACTAATATCTACAGGTGCTTGCGAACCCATAACTGGACGATACTTCATAAACTTAGTGAAGTACATTCCGTTGTACTCATAAGTCACGTGATATCCTGAAACCTCTTGAACGTTGGTGACAACTTGCTGACACTCAGTTCTTGTTTGATACCCAACTACTTGATTGTGTCTATTAGATTGTGAGTCACCGACTTGCGCTCCAATAACAGCACCTGCAGCAGTTGCCCAGTCCTTACCTGAACCACTGCCAACTTGACTGCCGACAACACCACCAACAATCGCACCAACTAATCCACGAGTAGAACCAAAGGTACTGTCAACAACACCACCGATTGCTCCACCATTAGATCTTGCGCTTCCGTAAACAGGAACCTGTACATTACTACAAGACTGTGAAGGAATGCTTCGTGTTCCTATAACTTCTTGCGTACCAACTACTGTAGCATATTCAGTAGCAGAAACAGTTCCTGCAATAACCAATAAACCAACTGTAAGTATTTTTTTCATATCAATATTCCTCATCATAATTATAACCAAAATCATTTTGTTGCATAGATTCAAACTCATTTACAACCCACATTATAGGACATCCAACTTCTTTAGCGATCTTGTCAAAGTTTGGTCGAGCACCACACTCTTCAAGTCTTTCTTGCACGTCTGATATAATTTCTTTGATCTTAGACATTAGGCAAGCACCTCAAATCCGTATGGTGCAACTTCAAACCGTTGACCATCCATAATCATAGTATCGCCAGTCATAGTAGAACGATGTCCAATTTCTACACCACCCTCAAAGTCATTACATATTAGAAGCTTGACATCTTCTCGGTACATTGAACCTTGAGTAACTTCAAGACTCCAACTTCCGTCGATATTTTGTGTAGACATGTAAGCATAGTCAAGTGCAGAAGAACCAGTTTGTTTGCCAGCATCAACAATAGCGATAGCAACATCATCATGAAATACAGTAACAAATGCCATATTATTTCTCCTCCAATTTTTTAGCAATAGAACCATCAGCGATAGTCCAACCCATAAGAGTGAAACCTAATAACACAAACATAAAAGCATGAAGAGTTGGCGTAGTATCAACAACAGAACCTGCGCCACCTAAAACTAAAATCAAACCAACTATTAAACGAATCATATTTACTCCCTCATTTATCAAATCAATACATAGATTATACTCCAGCGATGAAGGAAAGTAAAGCTTTTTTTCAAAGAGAATTGCCTTTAGAATCAACAACTTATGATTTTTCTGAGTTTCCCTTGTAGAATCAATAGGTTATAAGTCATTGATTTTAAAGGTAAATGTCAGAAAGTTTGATTTTATTCAGAATCAATGTATGGGAAGTCTTGATTTTGGGTGGCACAACCTTGAGATACTGCTAAAAAACCAGCGATTGCTATTACTGTTAGAAATTTACGCATTTGTTATCCTTTCTTAGTCTTAAATGTTGCTTCGTTTATAAACCAATCATACCAATTACTGTATAATCGGACTCTCTCTTGATTATCATCGTTCGCAACTTGTTCCCAAGTTTTTGATAAATTGTTTATGTCGCCATGTATAGTTACTGCTTCATAATCACAACGACCAAAGGTGACAACAGGTTTACCGTGCAACATTGATTCTTGCCCTGTTCCTGAGTTCACCACATATACAGCAAGCGACTTTTTGATTCCTTCGTTGATATCAACATCAGTCACATACTGCACATTTTTATATTGCTTAATAATTTCTACTAATGGTTCCATTGAACCAATGTTTACTGGATGTCCTTTGAATATTACTTTCTTGCCACCATTATCTGCCCACTCACACATTGCCTTGACTACTTCAGGCACAGTCACATCACTATGATACTTAATGGTCTCATCGTGCGGTAGTTGTAGTGGCATGAATACATATTCTTCTTTTGGTTCCCACTCAGCTTCTGGTTGTAGATGCTTAAACTTCGTGTTACCTTTTTCTATATATTCTTTCATAGATTCGTAAGCACCGCCATCTCTTTCTACTGTAATATCAAACCACTCTTTATATGCTGATCCACCGCCCCAACCTTTTTTGTCGATTGTGAATAACCATGGGAACACTGTTTGCATGTAATATCTGCAGTTATCACCGCCACCCCATATAGATTTTTCAGAGTGGGGAACATATATCATACTTTGTTCTTTATCAAACCATTCGCAAATAGTATTATTAAAGAACCAACGAGGTGCTTGAATAACAAGCGGAGTTGTATGTAAATGTTCAGCACGAATTTTTGCAAGTCTATCAATAAAATTGCCCCAATGTATTCTTATTGGTTCAATGCTACCTTTAGCATAGTCCACACCACTGCGTTTGAACATAAGATCTAATCGTGGAGCGAGAATAACAGTTTTCTTATCCTTTATGTATTCCTTTGCCTTGTCCATACGATTCTTTTCAGCAACGTATGTTGGATTATCATATTTCCTTGGACCTTTACCAGTCCATATCGCAGTTCCTTCTTTAAACTCCCAATCCATAAACTCGCCATCAAACTTCTCAACATAATCATCAGGTAACTGTTTCATTGCATGACTCAAAGCAATCTGATCATTGAACCATTGTAGTGGTAGTTGATCAATCACCTGTCCGATTGATGTACAAATCTTTTGTGCTGTTGCATGTTTGCCGAAGTAAACTGCTCCTGCTGCAACTTTGGTTCCTTCTGCTTCCCATCCTGTAGTTCCTGGAAGAGACTCACGTGGGAAATATCCGATTGGTTTATTTGGAAATTCAAACGGACGCATTACCAAACAATCGATATCCAATACCAATAGTCTTTCAGCAAATCTTAGTATATGTGGTGCAACTTGAAAACGAGCGCAAGCATAATATGCTCTTCGTTCTTCATCACTTAGTTTGCTGAGATCTGCATCATGGAATGTAAACGTGGTATGAGTTTGCGAAGTTGATGAAAGTATTGCTGCGTAAGATAACACCTCATTAGTAGGATTGACTACATGTATGTGTACATTAAATCCGTTCTCAGATGCAGAATAAAGAAATGGACCAGCGTGATCCATAAAGTATTTCGAGTCACAAGCAGCAAATACTGCGCCTGTGGTTGGTAGTTCGCCATATATCATATTATTGTCCTTGAGATCCGTCGAATCCGTTGTTTGCTTTGTAATCTTTTTGACTCTCTTTAGTATACCCTATCCAGTCTTTAGAGTCAAGGGAATAGTAATCAGTCAACTTCATACCAGAGTCGAGTGCTTCTTGATAATACTTATCAAACAACTCCTGTACGTCCGCTCTGCGATGCTCTCGGACTTCTCCATCGTACCAATGACTTCTACCTTCAGATTGTAAACGAGGTATTGCTCGCTTCAAATGCATCTGCGATGCCATATCTGTATAGTGTAGTATCTTTATGTCCTCAAGTTTATCATTCTCACCATCGAAGTTATTCCACTGACGATCAAACGATTGTTGTAGATGTGGACGTTGTTGTATTGCGCTGAATAACTGCTGATGTGCGTTAGGAACGCTCTTTATCATTTCAATGTTGGGCAATACTTGGCCAGCACGTTGACAGTTCCACTTTGCCACGCACGTTCGCCAATCACCTTTCATTTGTATTATTGCGCTATCGTTCCAACGATTATTCCACAGTTCAGCAAGATCTGCCAATACGATCATATCACTGTCCATGTAGATCGCCTGTCCTTTATAATCGCAAGCAGCAGGAATTGCCCAACGAAATCCACTGAAAGGAGTTGCCCAAGTTTCGCCTTTCCAACCTGACCAGAAACCTTCAGTCTCGTGTTTCATCCAAGTTATGTCTATTGGCATACTACTATGTTTTTTAGCAGTATATTCTAACACCATTTGTGTTTCAGCATCTTCTCCGTTAGGAGCGCACCCTACAAATAGTTTAATAGACTCCATTGAACTTTTCCTCTCCCATTTGATTGTACTCTGGCATTAACTGATCAGCAGACTTCAATCTACCTCCAAGTCCAGCACATCCCTTACAGATGCCCTCTTCTCTTTCTTTACGCCAAGTCTCGAACTTCTCACCTTCCCAAATGTCTTTGATTGAACCATCTACACCCACCTTACCAAATACAGGTTCGAGTTTGTAGTTAATGCAACAGGTAGTAAGTTCTCCACGGAAGTTTATATTGATAGTCTTGTATGGTTGTTCACATAGTTTCACACCAATATCATTACCATACTCAGGCATGATGTCAATAAAACTATGAATCTTTTTCCACTCAATCGGAACTCCATGTTTCTCAGACCATGCTTTGAAATCTTCAACTTCAGATTCATTCTTTTCGTTGAGTGTAATCTTTGCTTTAAAATTTCCTGGAATATTTTTCTTAACTTTCACTTCCCAGTAATTTACGATGTTATTGAGCACACGTTCTAAGTGCGGTTTGCCGTGTATGACTTTATAGTTTTCTGGATCCAATGTATCAAGTGATACTTTGATCTCATTAAATGCACGCAGTAGATCTTCAGGATCGTGCTCATCCAATGCCACCGCATTAGTGTTCATCATTGTTTTAGGAAATCCCATTTTCAGTGCGTAATGACCACGACTTGCTAAATCACCCACTACAGTTGGATCGCCCATTGGTCCACATACATTGAAAGTGTGTAGTGAAGGAATCTTTGAACCCTGATCAATGATTTCTTTTACCATTTCAAAAGGCATGTCATATACTTTGTTTGCCTTTTTAGTTTGTTCTTTTACTTTCTTTGGATCATTACGCCAACAAAAGAAACATGCTTCATTACATCGAACAGTCTGATCTACAATCATCATGAATGGATTGTATTTTAATTTTTGCTGCCCTACAGTATCATCTATGATCGTCAAATTCATACTCTAAATTCTCCACTTCCCATTTAAATGCTTTGCGAACAGTTTCTATATCTTTATCAGCATACAGTTCACTGTAATGTTTGTCTTTTCTTATACCCGACTTTAAATTATACTTCGAAAAGGCATCAAAGTCAAGTTTTATTCCAACCTTCTCCATAACTACAGGCAGTTCTTCTTTAAAATCTTCCCATCGTATTATAAGGCAGTTGACTGCATTCTTATATCTTGGTGAGTCTACTGGCAAATTACTGGGATTCTGTAAGAACTGAGAGAATGACATTTCTTTAGGAATGGTGTTTATCTTGTCTCTGAAAAAATAGTATTGACTCACGCACTTGTCCCATGGATTACGATCAAACGTAAACACACGGAATGTTTCCGCTTCTGGTTCGAACTCTTTTATTTTTTCCCACGGCATATGACCCTTTGAACTATTAGGCATATTGTACCATGGATAATTATCTACTATTGATCCTGTAGACTTATCCTTCTCAGGATCAAAGTGATTATCAATGATATACTTTTCAAACGAAGTACCACCGATCTTTCTTGTTTTGATAAAAATAAAATTATGTGTATATGATATAAGCATTATGTATCCTGTATTTTGTAGCACTCATTTAGCAAGCGACCTTCAATAATATGTTGTGGTTTATTGTGCCACTTGCCATTTATATTTTCATTTAGAAATAAATCTGTCTCAAGCACGTTATGTTCAAACTGCAATCTTACCTCTTCATAGTTGCAGTCACCTTCAGTTATATGAAGAGACAAGATGATTCTACGGAAGTGTTGAACTCCGTAGAATTTGACCATCTCTTTTAACAACTCATTAGAACCGTAATAACTTTTCCAGTTTGATTCACTTTTTACACGACGCGATTTACCTTTAGTCTTTCTTCTGCTATAAAAGTATTTGCGTCCGATATATTTTCTTTTATCGATACTACATTCAATGACGTAGCAAAATCCAACAAAGTTTCCTATCTGTTCTGTTGTAAATGGTTTGTCATTGAATGTCCACGGATTGTCATATTCATCACTTTGTTTCGTACTCGACTTTTGGGGCATATTCTTGTTGTTCTTCTCCATCATCAATATCACTCAAGTCAACATCCGTTCCACAAAACGGACAATATATCGGTTCTTCTACATAATCATTTATATTGTTGTCAACGTAGTTGATCTGATAATCAGCACCGCACCCATCACAAATGAGTTCGTATACGATTTCAGCCATGTTTCTTCTCTCCTTCTATTACTTTGTTATGCATATGCTTCATCCCAACCACCTGTTAAACCTGCTACTTCATATTCAGTAACACGATTCTCAAAGAAGTTAGTGTGATCAGCACCATTCAATACCCACTCTAACCATGGCAAAGGATTATCTTTGACACCGTAGTTTGGTTTCAATCCAAGTTGTAATAACCTTCGGTCTGTGATGTAACGAATGTAGTCTTTCACCTCTTGAGTTTCCAAACCTTCAATCTGTCCCATCTTATAAGCAAGATCAACAAATTTGTCTTCAAGTTTTACTGCTTGCCTTGCCATCTTATATATGTCTTGTTTGAACCCATCGTCCACAATACGCCCATGTTCTGCGCAAAATGCTTTGAAGAGTTTAGAGTTGCCCTCTACATGCATAGACTCATCACGAATACTCCACTCGACTACCTTGCCCATACCCTTCATCTTACCGAACCGTTGAAAGTTGAGTAACATAACGAACGACGCAAACAGCGCAACACCTTCGTTGAATACAGACTTCGCAAGTGATAGTCCCAATCCTCGTTGAGTAGACGGATCTGCTTCCATCATAAACTCAACCTTGTCCACCATTTCCTTGTACTCTAAGAATGCATGGTACTCACTGTCTGGTAGTCCGAGTGTTTCGTTCAATAGTGCGTATGCTCTTTGATGGATGCCTTCACGTGCTGCAAACGAACCGAGCATATTACGGATTTCATTATTTTTAAATTTTGGAATAAATTGGTCGTAATAGTTTTGACCAACTGCTACATCCGACTGAGTAAACAATCGAAGGATATTTGTAATGTAATCCTTTTCTACTGGAGAAATCTTACCACCCTTCCAATCAGCAACATCTTCCGATAGATCTGCTTCATCCTCAATCCAGTGTGCCTTTTCATGTCGTGTAGTAATCTCTACTGCCCATGGATAGTAGAAAGGTTTGTATGTCTTAGAAAAGTCAATCAATCCACCTGACTGTTTCTTGACCAATGTATCCTTCATCTTCATCAACTCATCATATCCCCCAATGTTTTTTCCATCAATCAATATTTGTGGAACAGTTTTCGCTGTAGGGAACTTTTGAAAAAATGCTAGTCTTTGTTCTTCATCATACAGCTTGTTTTCTGTATAACTGAATCCATGACTAGTGAACCAATCTTTTGCCTGTATGCAATATGGGCAATTATCTTTAGTATAGATTTCTATTTCTGGTTGGTCAAGCTTGACATGCAACGCATTCATCTTCGGTCTCCTGTGGTGTGTCTGTGAACTCTCTTAATTTATCTCTTGCTACTTTTTGTGATACGTTTTCTGCTCTGTTAGATGTTTCAGTTCTTAAATAATACAAACCTTTTCCACCGTACTTCCAAGCATTAAAGTGTACCTTATGCAGATATGCTTTGTTTGCTCCAGCAGGGAAAAATACGTTTAGTGATTGTCCCTGACATAAGTATGCCTGACGATCACCACCTTGCTTGACTACCCAGTTTTGATCAATCTCGATAGCAGTCTTAAATACTGCTTTTAAGTTATCAGGCATCCAATCAAAATGTTGAACCGAACCACCATTAGTAATAATCGATGACCAAGTTTTCTCATCATTCTTACCAAGACTCTCAAGAACTTCTACTAGATACTTATTCTTTGTAAGATGCGATCCTGCACGTGTACGACTCGTAAACGCATTTGCCTTCCACGGTTCAATACTCGGTGAAGTCCCACCAATCAACGAACTGTTAGCATTAGGAGCAATTGCCAGTAAGTGTGCATTACGAACTCCCCAACCTTTCATATCAGGTGCTTCGCCACGTTCTTTAGCAAGTATCTCCGACTCTTGTATTGCCATTCCTTGAATAGACTTGAACATTTCTATATTCATATCCAATGCTTCTTGCGACTCAAACGCAATACGATGCTTCTGTAGATAGGAGTGATATCCCATTGCTCCAAGTCCGAGAGAACGCTCTCGTTCTGCCGAATATTTTGCGCGACTAATAGTATCAGGTGCATTGTCAATAAAGTATTGCAACACGTTATCTAAGAATCGTATCAAGTCACCAACAATACCTGCATCTTTCCACTCATCATATCGCTCTAAATTTAGCGAGGACAAACAACATACCGCAGTTCTATCATCGCTTGTTGCTAAGTGAATCTCATTACATAGATTGCTACCATGAATCTTTAGTCCCAACTGCTTCTGTGCTTCAGGTAATGCTCTGTTCGCTGTGTCAATAAAGTTTAGATATGGTTCACCTGTGCGATATCGTGTTTCGAGTAGCATTTCCCATAACTTACGAGCAGGCATAGTATCCCGAACTTCTTTACTATTAGGATCTTTCAGATGCCATATTCCGTTATCACGCACTGCTTCCATAAACTCATCTGATAGATTTACTGCGTGATGTAGATTTAGATTCTTACGATTCACATCACCAGTAGGAACACGCATCTGAATAAACTCAACGATATCTGGATGATCGGCATCCATGTATGCAGCGTATGAACCTTTGCGTGTAGTTCCTTGACGATACGCAGTCATGTCTGCATCCACTGTATGTAGAAACGGAAGTGGACCTGGAGCGATGTCACTGATACTACGCACGTCTGACCAATGACCACCTACACCGCCACCCTTTACGGATAACCATCGCAACTCTGATGTGTGATCAATCAAACCTTCTAATGTATCAGGGACGTATGATAAGAAACACGAGATCGGTAATGCCTTTGCCTTTTGATTTGGCATCGGAGCATTTGATAGGATAGGCGAACTAAACATGAACCAACCCTTAGACGCACCATCATAAATGCGTTGCGCTAATTCCATGTCGCCATAACTATATGCTACTGCTGCACGAGCGAATGCTTCTTGTGGTGACTTCTCATCTTTTCTACAATAATAATCTTTTAATAATTTAAATGCCTGATCTGAAAGTAAACGATCCCTTCGGGCATCAATATTGATGCCTAAATGTTGCCTTGCCATATTATCCCCTTAATCTTTTTCTACAAACGACTCGGAAAGTGGAAATATATCCGCAATCACCTTTGCACACGCACGTGCTACGTTCATATGTTCCAGTTGCGTTCCGTTTGCACTTCTCAATTCTATGTAATGTATCCACGAACGCAATGTACCATTCATATACATTCGTGACATCGTTAATCCTTCTGGTAGTACTGCCCTTGCTTGTTCTTTTGCGATTCCTCTAGTTACTGCCCAAGAGTATGCAGTTTTCGCTGCATCGATAACTTTGTTTTGATATTGTTCCCACTGAGCATGTAATAACTCATCATCAGAAACAACTGAATTTTGTCTATTCTTAAGATCTTGTAATCTTGCTTCACGTGTTACGAATTCTAAATCTTGCGTGGGATCAGCATATCTTTGACTAAACTCCTGAAACGAAAAGGATCTGTGCCTCAGTATTTGTCGGGCAATATCTCGCGTCGTTTCTATTTCTAGACAAGCACTGGTCATCTCAAGTGGCGACCAATGTTTATGCTTCACCAAGTAATTTATAAGCTTCTCAGATGTTGCTTTATTGTTTTGATTCGATGGGTTTGATACTCTAGCGCAATATGCAATTAGATCTTGTACATTTTCTATACCGTCGTTTATCATTTCTTCACTTGGCATAGACCAAGACACTAATTTAACATTCATCATACAAACGCTCCTACTTTCCATACCCAATTTTCTGCTGCATCTTCAGCATACTGTATACTATGACCAACACAGTTTATTGCTCTAACAAGACTATCATTTTCATAACAATAAACAAATGGTATTCCTAGATCATACCAAATTTTTGCTACTCTTGTTCCATCACCATTTGTAAATTCACTGACATTCATCATGCTTTCCTCCAACTATCGTTTTCTCTTATCCACAGTTTGTTGTCCATACCTATTCCGAACTTCACTCCCTTGTACTCCAGAAACACGTCGGGGATTATGCATCCCGAACCATTGAACTCTTCTTCTGTTAACATTGGTTTTGGTTCGCATTCAGTTCCCCTTGTTAGTTCGAATATGTCGGTCATGATCTTCTCCACTCACTCAATTTTGCCTTCGCTGATAGACCTTTGAAGGTACTTGTACTTATAATAGTTTGAATCTCTAAAGGGTCTCTGCCAGCAAGCACCATATCATTTATATCTTTTTCTTTGACATAATTTGGTATCAAACTGACACTGTAACCCATGTCGATAACTTTCTCAATTCTACTCAATATATCTTTGTTTCGCGGTTCATTATCAAACACAAATACAATATCTGACGCACCAATCATCGATATACTTTCTACCGATAAGTCAGCACCACCCATCGCAACAGCATTATCCAAGAACATACTGTCGATTGGACCTTCAACTATGTAAACAGTCTTTGTGGAATCAATACCATCAAGACCAAATATCTTAGGTGTGTTATCTTGCAACTTCACTGTTATATATCGCAAAGAAGTCTTACCAAACGCTCTGCCTTGAAATCCCATCAATTGATTATTTTTGTCAATGAACGGGATAATCAAACGTGGTTCATCCTTCTCAACTATGTCGAATTTTTCAGGAGCGAACTGATGAGCAAAGGCATTAAACTTCGGTGCATAGAATAATTTATAATGAAAGTTTGCAGGTATTTTGCGCGAGTTGATATACTGCTTCGCAGGATGATTAGGATCAAGTTGAGATATCTTCTTCAACCTTCCTAGAGGCGTTTTAAGATACTCAGGTTTTTTCTTAAACCTTAGTTCAGGTTTGCTCTTGCCGACGTTTAGAGGACGCCTATCACCGTCAGAGAACCGTTCTAAGGCATATTCCTTCTGTAGTTGAGGATTAACGTGCTTGAGTAGACCATTCAGCGTCGTACCGTGTCCACAGTTGTGGCACTTGAATATGGGTTTGTTTTCCTTTTGGAAAATGTATCCACGTGTCTTGGTTTTGTTTGATTGAGAGTCGCCACAGAAAGGGCAACGGAAGTTGTATACTCCACTGTTCTTCGACTTGAATTGCTCAAGAGAAGCAGATGCGAGATTTATGTATTTTGTATCAATATAATCCATAGGAGTTATTATATATGGAAACCCCTATGAAGGCAAGTTTTTTATCTAAAAAATCCCTTTATAGCGTCTAAACCGCCTAATAACAACCAACCAACCACTATACCACCGCCCATCACGATCCACTTCCAACGTTCTACGTGCTTGAGTCGTTCATCTAAACGCTCTAACTGAACCACTTCCTTCTCATTATGCAAACGTTGATCCTCTCGCAACTCTTTTATTTCTGACATGATAGCATTATGCGACTTTTCAATCTCGCCATTCAACTCATCTTTCATATCATTTATCCTTAT